CAGACATTGAATACTTTAGAGCAAAACTTTATCGTTCTCTAAATGTACCAGTAGGTAGATTAGAAGGTTCACAAGGTTTCAATCTTGGCCGTTCTACTGAAATTACAAGAGATGAATTAAAGTTTACTAAATTCGTTCAAAGATTAAGAAAGAAATTTACTGAATTATTTAATGACATTTTAAGAACACAACTAGTCTTAAAAAGAATTATCAGTGATGATGATTGGCATACAGTTAGAGATACTTTAATGTATGACTTCTTACAAGACGGACATTTTGCAGAATTAAAAGAAAGTGAAATGTTACTTGAAAGAATTAGAATTGCGGATTCAATGAGAGATTATGTTGGTAAATATTATTCAGTAGAGTATATTAGAAAAAATGTGTTGAAACAATCTCAAAGAGATATTGAAGAAATTGACACACAAATTAAGAAAGAAGTTGAAGATGGTATCATTGCAGCTCCAAGTGATGAACCAGGTTCAATGTAATTAGGAGAAAATAATGAGTGAACATGTACAAAAATTTGTTGATGATTTGGCAAATGGTAAAAACGCAGATGCAGGCGAAGCTTTTAAAGATGCATTAAGAGATAAAGTGGCATCTGGTTTAGATGCAGCTAGAGTTGATATTGCAAAAAATATATTCAATGGAACAGATGCGTCAAACTTTAGTGATGCGAAACCGGCAGTTGCGGATCCTTCACCAAGAACGGACCAAATTATGGACACAGACGGTAACGAAATTGAGTTTACACCGAATACAAATCCACAGCCAGAGGCTGAGGCACCTGAGGCACCAGTAGAGGTAACTGCTGATGAAACTCAGTAATTTAATGTCAACACCAATTGACACTAAAACTTTTAATGAATTACCACCTTTACATAAAGAGGTGGTTGCTGACTTCTTTAAAGTATTAGATAAAGAAGAAGGCAATATGGTAGATAAGGTCGAAACAGCTATTGATATTGTTGCAGACCACCATAATGTAAAAACAGATGTGTTGTACAACTACATTGATAACGAAGTTGACGCACAATTAGGAGTAAAGTAAAAAGATGGCATGGGTAACTGTTCCAGGTTCAGACGGAGTTTGGGAGTATGATAACGCAGCTACAATATCGGACACATATCCGGATTCAGCTGATGGTGCAAACTCAACTATTGCTGGTGGTATAAGAACATATACACATCCAGTTGATAGTCGTACAGTACAAGTTTATATTAAATGTAGAACAACAGCAGATAATGTTGAGCGTGGTGAATTGTATAAAGGGTATTATGATAATCAAGCAAGTTTAGGTGATACTGTTGGCACTATTATTAATGTAGTTGCAGACGCAGATACAACTCTACAAAGTTGGTTTGATGGATCAGATAGTACAAAATTTGTGCCAAGTGGTCCAGTAGATGGAGATACATTTACACAATGGACAGATAAATCAAACTTTGCTCATAATGCTAATCCTACAGGCGGTGCAACAACAAGACCTTTATTTAAAACAAGTATTTTAAATAGTTTATCTGTAGTCAGATTTGATGGAACAAATGATTGTTTAAGTATTAATCCTGTTGCGTGGGCTCAAAGTTTATCAGGTATGACTATAATTACAGTTTCAAAATATACTGATACATCTGGAACTAAAACACTTACAACAACTGACCAAGAAGATATGGGTATTTTTATAGACACAAATTATAAAGTATCAATGGCAGGTGCAAGTGCTGATACAAGTACAGCTGCAGATACAAGTTTTCATATTCATACTTTAAAGTTTGATGGTACTCAATCAGATAATGCAACTAGATTAGTTTATAGAATAGATAAGGCAGATACATCTTTAACTTTTACAGGTACAGTAGGTGCTACAACAAGTGCAAGTAATGGAACAATCTTTATAGGTTGTGATGATGGTTCTGAATTTTTAAATGGTGATGTAGCAGAATTTTTAATGTTTAACAAAGCACTATCAAGTGCAGAAATAACAGGTGTTGAAAATTATTTATCAACAAAATGGGGATTATAACAAATGGCAGATATTGTAACATCACAAACAGTAGTAGATACAACAGGCGTTAAGTATGTTGTTAAGATGACTAATTTCTCAGACGGCACAGGCGAGTCCTTAGTCACTAAAGTTGACGCTTCGGCAACAACTTTTATGACCGAAGACGGTAATAGAAAGATTAGTAAGATATGGTATTCTGTCAATACAACTAATAATAAATCAGCAGTTGAGTTATTGTGGGGAGGAACTACAAACGCAACCGCTATGTTATTATCAGGTAATGGTTATTGGGACTTTAGGGACGCTGGTAATGAGATACCAAATAATGCGTCAACACCTACAGGAGATGTACTATTATCAACTAGAAACTTTGCAAACGGCGACAATTACACAATAATTGTAGAGTTTAGGTAATAAGTTGTATAAATATTAGGTACTAAAAGTAAAGAGAGAGAAACATGAAGTTAATTTCTGAAGAAATTTCAAATGCAGAATATCTTGTAGAAGAGAATAACGGTAAAAAAGAATACAAGATTAGAGGCATCTTCTTGCAATCGGACATTAAGAATAGAAATGGCCGTATCTACGAGTATAATGTATTAGATAAAGAAGTTAAACGATACAATAGAGAATTTATCCAAAAGAATAGAGCATTTGGTGAGTTAGGACATCCTGACGGACCGACTGTTAATTTGGAAAGAGTTTCGCACATGATTAAGTCACTTACTCCAGACGGTAAGAACTTTATCGGTGAAGCGAAAATCATGGACACACCATACGGTAAGATTGTAAAAGGTCTTATTGATGAAGGCGCTCAGTTAGGCGTATCTAGTCGTGGTATGGGTTCCTTGATACAAAAAAATGGCGCAAACTATGTAAAAGATGACTTTTACTTGGCTACCGCCGCTGATATTGTTGCAGACCCTAGCGCCCCAGATGCTTTCGTAGAAGGTATTATGGAAGCAAAAGAGTGGGTATGGGACAATGGAGTGTTAATTGAAAAGGATATCGAAGCTTGGAAGAATGAAATAGAAGCTGCAAAACGAAATGCAATAGCGGAAGCTAAAGTAAAAGTGTTTTCGGATTTTCTTAGAAAACTTTAAAGTTATAAATATCAATAAGAAAGAAAAAATTAATTAATTTTTTTATAAAAAAATAAGGGAGATTTCTCAATGGCCGATACAGAAGCTAAAAATTTAGAGGCGTTAGAGGCAGAAGCGGTAGCGGAAGCAGCTGCAGATGCTCCTAAAAAGAATGCTGTAGCGGCTGAGCCAACTCACCTGTCAAATGAGGCAGAAGATTTAGGTCCAGCTGTGGTAAAACCAACAGACAGCAATCCTGACGCAACTAAAAAAACTAGTAAAGTTTCTGACAAAATTAGCGCTACTGCTGACAAGGGTGGAACTCCGGATACAGCTGGCAAACCAGATACAGATGCCGGTGTAACTAAGATTTCACATCCAGGTCAAAGTGCTAAAGTTGAAGAAACTGAAAAGTCAGATGAAGAAGTTGTTAACGAAGGCGAAATGCCAGACGGTCTAAAAAAATATTTAGACAAAAAGGCAGATAAGAAAGACGACAAAGAGGAAGGTTACGGAATGAAAACCGCTTCAAAACATATGAAGAAGGAAGAAATTGATGTAACTGAACATGTTGACGCTCTTATTGCTGGAGAAACAGATTTATCTGAAGAGTTTAAACAGAAAGCGACAGTAGTATTTGAAGCTGCTATTAAATCAAAAGTAGCAGAAATTGAAGAATACTTAGAAGCTGACTATAACAAAAAATTCGAAGAAGAGACCGCTAAATCTAAAGCAGAACTCGTTGAAAAAGTTGATTCCTACTTGAACTATGTAGTTGAAGAATGGATGAAAGAAAACGAACTCGCATTAGAAAGAGGTATCAAAGGCGAAATCGCTGAGGACTTTATCTCAGGTTTGAAAAAACTTTTCGAGGACCATTATATTGATGTTCCAGATGAAAAGTATGATGTCTTAGAAGACCAAGCATCTAAAATTGAAAACTTAGAGAAGAAGCTTAACGAAACAATCGAAAAGAATGTTGACCTTAAAAAACAAAATTCAATTTTCGAAGCAAAGCAAATCATTGCTCAAGCAGCTTATGATTTAGCAGACACTTCAAAAGAGAAGTTTTTTAAGTTAACTGAAGAGATTGAATACTCAGACGCTGAGGATTTCAAAGCTAAAGTAGCTACTATTAAGGAAAGTTATTTTGGTAAGAAAGCTAATGTGACTGAGCAGCTAGATGATGTGGCGGCAGGTTCGTCAACAGATAATATCGTTGACTTATCAAATGCAATGGCTGCTTATACTGCTGCTATTAGTAAAACTAAAGACATGAAATTGTCTATTAAGTAATAACATAGGGAGAAAAATACATGTATCTTTCAGAAACACATGAAAAGAAATGGCAGCCTGTCTTAGAACATCCTGATTTACCAGAAATCAAGGATTCTTACAGACGAGCCGTTACATCTGTTATCTTGGAAAACCAAGAGAGAGCTCTAGCTGAAGACAGAGCTTATATGACAGAAGCTGCTCCTACAAATGCGACAGGTTCATCTGTAGCGAATTGGGATCCAATCCTAAT